CCCTGGACAACCATCTACCACTAGCTAACGCCAACCCAATCGTTTACGTCACAGCGACGTAAAGGCGCGCATAGTCGCTCTGAACACCCGTAGGTGGCAGCAGGCTAGCGACAAGCGCGAGATCTCCGCACGCGATGGCATGCTCGATCTCGAATTGCTCCGAGACCGACACACCGTACAACCGCTCAAACAACGCACGCGTATCAGAACTGGGACGAAAGTCTGGAATATCTTCGACATCACGCGGAACGTGATAGCCGTCATTGATGAAACGAGGTGTCACGTGTTGGGTAAGCCTCAGAGCTCGCCGGGCCATTACTCCAACTATAGGACACTGCGGTGTCTCGTACACCGAGGACAGTGCCTTAGCACGCAACAATTCATCCATAATGCGCGGTCCCGCATTTATGAAAGAACTGGTCCACCCAAAGCCCATCAGAAACCGACGGGGCTCACGCACGATCTCGCCACTATCTGCAAAGACCATGCCACAAAATGAAGCCTCGTTAGGATCCTGAACCTCCTGCACCTTAATGGTGAACCCCAACTTCTCATAATCACCAACAGTAAGTTCTACTGTACTCCAAAAGAGCCCATCATCCCCTTCCACAAACCCGTCGACAAAACCACCCTTTTTGTGAGCAATAAAAAGGGCCAACATGAGGTTAGTGAACCCATTGCCTAACGAAGTACACATGTCCCCTGACATGCGCCTCCCATCGCACGTAGCACGTATACCGGTGCGAGTACGCATGTTATTCTTCCCAGTCAACACACGCGTAATAAACTTCGCATCCCTATCATGCGCAAGGCAATGTTCATAGAGCACGGTTTCTATAGCCCATAGAACCGCCGGAGTAAAGTGGCTTTCAAACGCGGTAAAATCAGTCTGAAAGTAGCGCCTGCCGGCCTGCTTCATCGCAGAAACCCGCGCAGGACGCTCAGGAACAGGTACGTGTTTTATGAACTGAGGCAAGGCATACACAGCCTCCTCTATGGCCTTGAACCGAGGACCAGACCACACTTTAAACACGTCATGACGCGAGTTTATCATGCGCGCATGTTTCCACTCAGGATAAAACTCAGTCTTAACAAATGTATCAACATGTGCCGACTGATGTTTTGAGGGCCTGGCTCCACGCAGGTCATCATTGACTCTGCGGAGCTCCTCCTTGCGCGCATCATTATAACTCGTGCCTTCCAGCCACTCCTCAAACCCCAAGGGCTCAACAACGGGTAAGTGGGTACGACAGAATTCACGAACGAATTCTCTGAGCTCAACGAGACTGTCTCCGTGAGAGACTGGAACGTCACGCATGAGCCGCTGCTTAAACGCACAGCCAACAGTGTCTGGATCATTAGAATCCATGCACAAAGGTGCATATCCTGGAACGGCACAGTGGCCGAGGCGCCTAAACATACGGCGCCTCTGTCTTCTCAAGCCCGGTAGACTCACCTTCGCACGCGCTACCCCCATATGCTGAGGGTCAGGACGAGCCAAGGGAACTTCGCTTACGCGTGCCCCCTCGGCATAGACCTTTCGG